ACAATTGGAACCAGGTTTAGGTTCTAAAGGTAAAAAAAAATCAAATCCAATAGCTAAAAAGTTGAGTGATAGACGTTATAAGGCTAAAGTGGTACAATCTAAAAAAGTATATAATCGTAAAAAATTAATACGAGAAACTAACTTTAAAGGAGTATTATAATATGGGCTATCCAATGGGCGGTGGAAAAAAGAATTACAAACTTACTGGAAAAGTAGGTTCAAAAAAAGATTCTAAAAAATCTAAAAAGAAGTAGGTCATGATTTATGGCAACTTCTGGAACTACATCATTTAATTTAACCATAGATGACATTATAGAAGAAGCCTATGAGCGTTGTGGTGTAAGAACTAACTCTGGTCACGATTTACGTTCAGCTAGAAGATCATTAAATTTATTATTTTCTGACTGGGGTAACAGAGGCGTTCATTTATGGAAAGTAACTTTACAAACTCAAGCTTTAACAGCTGGCACATTTCAATATGCTGCTCCTAGTGATTGTAATGATGTATTAGAAGCGTATATCTCTACTACTTCTGGAGTTACTTCATCTACTCAAGATGTTTCATTAACAAAAATAGATAGATCTGCATACGCTGCATTACCTAATAAAGGGTCTACTGGTCAACCTTCTCAATATTATATTTCTAGAGAAACAACACCACAAGTTTATTTATATCAAGCTCCTGATGCTACTACTTATACGTATTTAAAATATTATTACATTGGAAGAATTGAAGATGCGGGAGCTTATACTAATACTGCAGATATTGTTTACAGATTTATGCCAGCTATGTGTGCAGGACTTGCTTATTATTTATCACAAAAAATAGCTCCTGATAGAATTCAATTATTAAAACAATTATATGAAGATGAAATAATGAGAGCTTTAGAAGAAGATGGTCAAAGAACTTCCTCTTATATTTCACCTCAAAATTATTATCCAGCGGGTTAATTATGGGAAATCAAGCAAGAGGAAAAAGATCTTTATCTATATCCGATCGTTCGGGAGTGGCTTTTCCTTACACAGAAATGGTAAAAGAATGGCAAGGTTCGTGGGTACATATTTCTGAATATGAACCCAAACATCCACAACTAGATCCTCCTTATCATAAAGCGGATGCCGTTGCTTTAGCTAATGTAAGATCACAAGATTTTCAACAACCAGAAATCGTTAATAATGTGGAAGCGGATTCTGGGGGCGAGGGTATGTGTACCGTTAGTTTAGAACTCCCTGGAGATTTTGCTTTTAATTCATCGGGAATGATTCCTGATAACGGGGCTATTCAAAACACAAGAAGACAGGCTATAATAGAAATAGGAACAATAAAAATAACAATATCATAATGGCTATAACTTATACACAATTTTTAACACAAGTAAGAAACTACACAGAAGTTGGAGATACGGTATTAACCGATACTCTAATCGATCAGTTTTTAACCAATGTAGAATTAAATGTTGCTGGAAAAGTAGATTATGATGATTTAAGAAAATATTCTACTTCTAATTTTATTGCTGGACAACGATACCTAACGATGCCCTCTGACTTTGTATTAATGAGAAGTATGGAAACAATCATTAGTGGAAATAGAAATTTTTTAGAAAAAAGAGACCAAACTTACATTACTGAATATAATGAATCTGGAGCCAGTGGAGTTCCTGTATCGTACGCTATGTGGGATGAATTTACTGCTGTTGTAGCTCCTATTCCAGCTTCTACTTATCAAGTACAAATTAATTATATAATTGATCCTCCTCATTTTACAGCAAGTAATAATACTTATTTATCACAACATCAACAATCTATTTTATTATATGGTGTTTTAGCAGAAGCTTTTTCTTATTTAAAAGGTCCTTTAGATATGTACAAACTATATTCAGACAAGTATAATGAAGAAATACAAGCTTTTGCTTTACAACAAATGGGCAGAAGACGTAGAGATGATTTTATTGATGGAGTTCCTAGAATTAAAATAGATTCGCCATCACCGTCTTAAAAATTAATAAGGAGAATAAAAAATGGCTATAACAACAAACGCAATCTGTAATTCTTTTAAACAAGAATTATTGCAAGCAGAACATGATTTTGATTCAGCAGGATCAGGTGGTAATAAATTTAAATTAGCTTTATATATAAGTACTGCAGTAATTGGAAAATCTACTACTTCTTACACAACAGGTGGAGAAGCTAGTTCACCAGCAGGATATACAGCTGGAGGAAAAGCATTAGTAAATACTGGAACTTCACTTTCTGTAAATACAGCGATTACTAATTATAGTAATTTATCTTTTACAGGTGTGACATTAACTGCAAGAGGCGCATTAATTTATAATACTAGTAATGCTAACGCTGCTGTATGTGTTTTGGATTTTGGTGGAGATAAAACTGCAACTGCAGGTACATTCACGGTTCAATTCCCAGCCTATACTAGTACAGCTGCGATCTTAAGAATTAGTTAAGGAATAACGCATGTCAGCGTCTCCTTGGGGTTCTAACGATTGGGGTGAACAAGCCTGGGGAGACAATGGCATAGATGTTTCTATTTCTAATGCGTGGGGAGAACGCGCATGGGGAGAATTTGCTTGGGGTGAAGGAAACAATCTTAATAATTTAACAACACAAATAAATTCAGTTACTGTTAGTATTGGTGTTGCTATTAATGTAACAGGAATTTCATTAACTTCTGCAATTGGTAATTTAATTACTAATGCAGACGCAAACATTAATGTAACAGGAATTTCATTAACTTCTGCAATTGGTAATGAAGATACAGAAGGAAGCGCTAATGTTACTCTTACTGGACAATCTTTATCAGCTCAAGTAAATACAGTAGATATTGCTGCGGATGGAAATATTTCGGTTAACGTTGCTGAACATGATTTAACTTTATCTGTTGAAGATGTTGTTGTTGAAATAGCGGTAGGACCTATTACTGTAGGTTCAGAACTAACTTCTGAGATTGGATCTACGACAGTTGATTTAAACCAACAAGTAGAGGTTACAGGAATTCAATTAACTTCATCTATAGGAACGGTAGATGCAGTGGCAGTAGTTGAAGTAACTGGATCTAGTTTAAGTATAACGATTGGAAACGAAGGAACTGAAGCAGATGCTAATGTAACTGCTACTGGCCAATCCTTAACTTCAGCTATAGGAACTGTAGACGCTGTTGCAGTAGCCGAGGTTATAGGTTCTACTTTAACTAGCACTATAGGAAATGTTACAATATCAGGAAATGCTGATGTAATAGTAACAGGATCTTCGTTAAATATAGCTATCGGTCAAGCACAAGTTATAGCTTGGGAAGAGGTAAACACAGGATCTAGTGTTACTTGGACAGAAGTAAATAAAGGATCAACTTCTGTATGGACTGAGGTTGATATTGCAGCATAATGAAACTATAATATTAATATTAATAAGGATATAATAAAATGGCATCTACATATACAGATTTGGGTTTAGAATTAATGGTCACAGGGGAAAACTCTGGGACTTGGGGTGATAAAACAAACACCAATTTAGAATTAATACAACAAGGTTTTGCAGGATATCAAGAAGTATCTATTGCTGGTGGAGCACAAACTACAGCTCTTGCAGTAACAGACGGTACTTTGTCTAATGGTAGAAATGCAATTATAAAATTTACAGGAACTATTACAGGGAATCAAATTGTAACGATTCCAGATTCAATTGAAAAAATTTATGTTCTTGAAAACGGAACTACTGGTTCTTTTACAGTACAGGTAAAAACAGTTTCTGGAACAGGTGTAACTTTTTCTGCAACCGATAAAGGCCAAAAATTTGTTTACTCAAACGGTACAAATATTATTGATATTGCATTAGCATCACCTCCAGGTGGTTCGGATAAACAACTTCAATTTAATGACAACGGTTCTTTTGGTGGAATCACTATGGGAACTGTAGGACAAGTATTAACAACTGATGGAACTACTGCATCCTTTGGAGATATTTCAGGCGGAGCATCTTGGCAAGCAGTCATTACAGCAGATCCAGCAAACGCGGTCGCAGGTAATGGATATTTTTGTAATACCACAGGTGGAGCATTTACCGTTACACTTCCAACAACTGCAACTATCGGAGATTTTATTTCTTTCATTGATTACGCAGGAACTTTTGATACTAATAATTTAACTATCGGAAGAAACGGACACAACATTCAAGGAACAGCTGCAGACTTAACTGTTGCAACCGAAAGAGCTGGTTTCACTTTAGTATATGTAGATTCAACTCAGGGCTGGCTGCTCCAGAATAATTAAGGAGGTTGAATGACAACCTTTAAAGAAATAAGTGGTCAACTCATAAGGACACTGAGTAGT